CGGATTTGTTATACGCAAGAAAGGTAGAGGATGCGAAATACGATTTAACCGTTCAAGGCGTAAATGCTATAGCATCAATACTATGTAAGCAAACGAAAGCGGGTAAGATAGCAGCTGCAACAGCGGCAACGATAAACACTTATCAAGCTATAACAAAAACTTTAGCAGAAACAACAGACCCTACGCCTACGCAATCTCTTAGGATAGCCAACGCAGCGGTTATAGGATTAGCTGGGTTTGCTCAAGTTAAAAACATCCTCTCTACTAACTCTCCAAACTCAAGCAGAGGATCGTCTTCTGGAGGAATAGGAAGTACAACCGTTCAAGCACCCGATTTTAACATCATCGGAAGCTCAGGGACTAATCAACTAGCAGAAGCTATAGGAAGTACTGAGAAGCAAGATATAAGAGCATATGTAGTTACATCAGACATAACTACAAAACAAGCATTAACAAGAAACATTAGAGAATCATCAGAAATATAAAGATATGGATACAATAGAAATGATAATTGACGAGAGTAAAGATTGGAGTGGTGTTATTGAAACACTTGCACTAACAGACACACCTGCAATAGAAGAAGAGTTTATAGCTCTTTCAGCAGAGCCTGTAGAGGTTCTTTTAGCAGAGGTAGACAAAGAGAGAAGAATACTAATGGGAGCTGTTCTAGTGCCTGATAAGAAGATTCTAAGAAAGGGAGATAATGGATATTACAATATTATGTTCTCAGCAGAAACTATCTCAAGAGCATCACAGTTATATCTTGAAAGGGGTAATCAACACAATTCTAACCTAGAGCACGAAATAGAGCTAACAGGACAAACTGTTGTTGAGTCTTGGATTATAGAAGATGAAGTTCATGATAAGTCAAGAAAGTTTGGTATGACACACCCTGTTGGAACATGGATGGTTTCAATGAAAGTTGACAACGATGAAGTGTGGAATGACTATGTAAAACTAGGTAAAGTAAAAGGGTTCTCTGTAGAGGGTTTATTCAGTGGTAAAGAAGTAGTTGACAACTATTATTCAAATGCTTTATCTATATTAAAAGAAGTTGTTGAATCTAAATTAAAAGAAAATGAGTAAGAGAGTTTGTCAATGTAAAAACGGAAGCTATTCTAAGGACTGCTGTGACGATTATTTAGCTCAAGGGATAGGTGAGTTAGATAATCAGTCAGAAGGCTTTATAACGAATGAAAACACCATTAGAACGCGTGTTAGAGTTAGAAACGCAACGGACATATAAGAATAGTTAATTTTGTATAATAATCAAATAATATTTTCATGAATAAAGAAAAAGAAGCTAAAGGCATCTTGGAAAAGGTTTTGACTATGTTGTCAGGCGTTGACAAGAAAGCAGAAGTGATGGAAGATGTTGTTGCTGAGGTAGAACTTTCGGAAGAGGCTGTTGAAACAGTTGTTGAAGAGGTTGTTATTGAAGCTGCACAAGAAGACGCTCAAGAGGTTATTGAAGAGCCTATTGAAGCAGAGTTATCAGCAGAACCTAAAGTAAATTATGTTACAGCAGAAGACTTTGAAAAGTTTAAAACTGAATTAACGGCTATCGTAAAAGGTAAAGTTGAAGAGGTTGAAGCTGAGAAGGTAGAGTTATCTGAGCAAGTAGTAGAGTTATCTGCGCAACCTGCAACAGAGCCTATTTTACACAGTCCTGAGATGAATACAGAAGGAGTATCTGGGTTTAGATACGCACAAAATAAACCAAAAGGAATGATGGACAACGTTATTGAACAATTATCAAAATATAAATAAAAAATGGCAACTACAACAACTATTACAACAACTTACGCAGGGGAAAAGCTAAGAGGCTATATCGCAACTGCTTTATTATCTGCTAACTCTATCTCAAACGGAGGGGTTTCAGTAAAGGCTAACGTTAAATACAAAGACGTTATCAAACAAATGGCATTAGGAACAGACCTTATTAAAGAAGGTTCTTGTGATTTCGATGCTACATCATCTGTTGATTTAACAGAAAGATATCTTGAACCAGAAGAGTTTCAAGTAAATATGCAATTATGTAAGCAAGACTTTAGAGATGATTGGGAAGCAATTTCTATGGGTTACTCTGCTTGGGATAACTTACCTCCAGACTTCGAGACTTATTTCGTAGCTAGAATTATTGCTAGAGTAGCAACAGCAAACGAAAGAATTATATGGCAAGGTGCTGATGCAGTTGCAGGAGAGTACGCAGGATTCTTAGAATTGTTTGCAGCAGACGCAGATGTGGTTAAATTAGTCGGAACAGCTATCACGGCAACTAACGTTGTTGATGAATTAGGAAGAGTGGTTGACGCAATTTTACCTCAATTATATGGTAATCCAGACTTATCTATCTATATTCCTCAAAACGTGTACAGAGCTTATGTAAGAGCTTTAGGTGGATTCCAATCAGGAGGTCAAGGTGCAGCAGGTTTCCAAGACAGAGGGAATAACCAAACTTTCGGAGACTTAGTGTTTGACGGAGTTAGATTACTTGTATGTAACGGATTGCCTGACAATACTATCGTAGCAGCAGAATCTTCTAACTTATGGTTTGGAACAGGATTGTTTAACGATCAAAATATGTTGAAAGTAAAAGACATGGAAGATGTTGATTTATCTCAGAATGTAAGATTCGCAATGAGATGGACTGCAACAGTAAATTACGGAATTGGAAGTGAAGTTATCACTTACGTACCAGTATAGAGATTAACTAATGATATCAAAGGGGGATTTCGGTCTCCCTTTTAACTAATAAAATAAATAATATGGCTTGTATTTTAACAACAGGGAGATCAAAACCTTGTAAAGATGCTGTAGGTGGTATCAGAAAGTTATACTTTGTTGATTTTGGACAGCTTGGTGAAGTAACCGAGGTTGAAGATGAAATCACAGAGATTGACGGAACGTTTACTTACTATGAGTATGATGTAAAAGGAAACTCAGAACTAACTCAGAATATCAACTCTTCTCTTGAGAATGGTACTACGTTCTTTGAGCAAGTTGTTAGTGCTACTTTTACTAAACTAACAAAAGAAGATAATAAAGAATTAAAACTAATGGTTTACGGTCAGCCTCATGTATTCGTTGAAGATTACAAAGGTAACGTAATGTGTGTTGGTCTTGAGAATGGAGCTGATGTAACAGAAGGAACAGCGGTAACAGGAACGGCAATGGGAGACCTTAATGGATATACTCTTTCATTAACAGCTAACGAAGTATGCTTTGCTAACTTTGTAGACCCTGCTTTAAATGTAGGTGGTTTCTTACAAGGAATCGTAGGTACTGCAACAGCAGGTTCTCAGAGAGATCCATTATAACAGTATTTTTTTATCACAGTACAACTAAAGGTGTCTTCGGATGCCTTTTTTTGGCTCGAAACGTGAGTATGGCATTAGTTAATTTTACATGATAGTACTAACCACGTCAACTGACGCACAAACAATAACATTTATACCAAGAAAGTATCTACTTGCAGGTAAACTTGTTCTTACTAGAAAAGACGAGAGAGATGTTATTATACTCTCTGCTGAATTCAATAGGGTTGATAACTATATAGACGCAACAGCAATATTTAATCTCACAGAAGGAAGTAGGTATTCTCTTAGAGTTGTTTCTTCTAGTTCTGATTTCTTTGCTAGAGTAGAAGCTGATTATGGAATTATAGAAGCAGAAGATTGCGTTGACGACTTCCTTGACAATTCAATAGGGTCAGAAGAGGTTTTATATAGAGATATAATTCTATGTACAGACCAAACAGAATACGATAGATACAATATCCAGAAAGGAGAATACATTGAAGCAGAAACAACTGATAACGAATATGTTGTTGTAAACGATTAGACATGAGCAGAAGAAATCATAAGAAAACATTAGCTACAAAAGACAACGGAGCTATTCATATAGTTGAAATGTCTTCACATACAAGACCAGAGGTTACTGAAAACGCAGGACAGGATTGGATTGAGTATGGTGCTGATAACGACTATTACACTTACCTTATAAATAGATATAACGGTAGTGCGACGAACAACGCTGCTATAAACGGTATTGTTGAGATGATATACGGAAAAGGTATTGAGGTTATTGAAGGAGAAGACTCTGATTTGTCAAAGAAAGTAAAGAAACTGTTTCCTAAAGAAGACACTAGAAGAATATGTAATGACTTCTATACGCTAGGAGGCGGTGCTTGTCAGGTTATATATTCAAAGAGTGGTAAAGAGATTATGCCAATAGTTCATATGCCTGTTGAAACATTAAGAGCAGAGAAAGCAATTGGTGGTGTTATAAAAGGATACTACTATTCACCTGATTGGAGTCAAGCAACAAGATCAGGCAAGAACGCTCCAAAGAGATACCCTGCATTTGGTTATGGAAATGGAAAACAAGTAGAGATACTATTCATAAAGCCTTATAAAGCAGGTTACTTCTATTACTCTCCCGTATCTTATCAAGGAGGTATTCAGTACGCTGAACTAGAAGAAGAAATAGCTAACTACCACATAAACAATATAAAGAACGGATTATCTCCAAGTATGTTAATTAACTTTAACAATGGAGTTCCTTCACCAGAAGATAGATCAAAGATAGAAAAGAGTATTATCGATAAGTTTGGTGGATCATCAAATAGCGGTAAGTTTATTCTTGCTTTTAACGACAGTAGAGAGTTAGCAGCTTCAATAGAGCCTGTTATCTTATCTGATGCCGCAGAACAATATCAATTCCTAGCAGACGAATCTCGTAATAAGATTATGGTTTCTCATAGGATTGTGTCAGGAATGATAGTTGGTATAAAAGAACAGACTGGATTAGGAAACAATGCTGAGGAGTTACAAACAGCATCAACTCTTATGGACAACATAGTTATTAGACCTTATCAAGTAACTATATTAGATGCTTTTGAGAAGATACTTGACTACAACGGAATGGAAGACGAAGAGCTTTACTTTAAGACGTTACAGCCTCTTGAATTTACTAACCTAGAGAACGCTATCACAGAGGAAGAGATAGAGCGTGAAACAGGTCAGAAAGGAGCTAAAACAGATACAGGAATGGTAACAGAACAAGATATATAACATGGCTAAAGCATTATTCATAAAAACCTCTGACATTGTAAAGAAGACTTCTTTATCAGGTAGTGTTGATTCAAACAAGTTTCTACAGTACGTAGAGGTCGCTCAAGAGATTCATGTTCAGAACTTACTTGGTACAGATTTATACGACAAGATAAGCAGTGATATTGTAGGAGGTACTTTGTCAGGAGATTATAAAGACCTTGTTGATGATTATATTAAACCTATTCTTATTAACTACGGTATGGTTGAGTATTTAGGTTTTGCACAGTACGAGATAAGTAACGCAGGGATATATAAACACCGTATAGAAACCTCTGAGACGGCTTCAAAAGAAGAAGTGGACTATCTTGTTGGGAAACATAAAAACTACGCTGATTACTACTCTGATAGACTTATAGAGTATTTGTGTATGAACGGAACAAGAGATAAGTTTCCAGAGTACTATACAAATAGCGGAAATGATATTAAACCAGATAAACAAGTAACATACACTCCATGGAATCTAAGATAAGAACTTACAAACCGAAACAAGGAAACGAAAACAAACTAAAAGTATATCTAAAAAAAATAGAAGATGTCAAACAACACAGGGTGGGGTCAAGCTCACATAAATAACGAAATAGGGTACGGACAAGGATCAGCAAATAACACTATAGGCTGGGGTTCTGTCTACTTGCTTTCTTGGAGTGGAGATACGTTTCTTGAAGGTCTTAGTCAAGACGCTATAATCTTTAAAGATAGAGTTGTTTCTGATGGAGGTATTGTAGAGTCTTTGTACTGTGTTAGTCAATCAATTAAATAAAAATATATTATGAGTAAAGCATTTACATACATACCAAGTGCATATAAAGCAGGAACAGCATATGTACCTATACCAAATACAGCGGCAGGAGATTACGACTTTTCAAGAAATAGCGTAGCATCAAGAGTGGACGAGAATGGAGATACTGTTAATGTGCCAATAGATACGCCCGTAATAGATTATTCTGACGGTGGCTGCCCTGTTTTATTATTGAATGGTGGTGTTTGCGGAAACTCTCAACAAGTCTACAACCCAAATTCATTGGTTTGGAAGTTGAATATGGCTGCTTTAAGTAATGATGGAACAATAAGACAAGCTACAATAAACAACGGAATTACTGATTACTTTAGTGTTGACTTTACTAGTGCAGATAATGAGATAAGATTAACTACAACTCAATCAAGCACTACTGTAACATCTGCTAGCTTTATACTTCCTGACGCAACTGATTATAATAACATTTATGTATCTTTTAATAACGGAAACATTAAATTAAAAGCAAACGGTATCTACGTAAGTGAATCAACTACTACTTTTCCGTCTACGTTAACTAGAAAAGATTATAACAAAGGGGATGATACAAATTTGTTAAAAGCTAAAATACAATCAGATACAGTTTCAGAAGATTTAACGACTTTCGATTCAGTTGCTACTTCTGTAAATGAAATTTTAAACAACTCTAAATTAACTATACGATAATGGCAAAGATATTTAAGTGGAATCCTAACCAAACAGCAACAGGAACAGGTGTTAGTGTAGCTACCGTAGAAGATATTGCAACAGGTATTGTTGAGGGTGTTGGAATGGGGTGTGAAAGAATAAGCGTAAAGACAGCTATAGGAAGAGACGGTATATTATATTCAACGCTGACAAAAGAGCCTGCAATGACTTTGAAAGATGGTGTTTTGGTCGCTAGTTTAGAGGGCGAGAGTACTAATCACGTACAGTATTCGTACGACTTCACAAACCCTTATTGGGTGAAAAGAGGTGGCTCGTCTGCTATACAGAACTTAATTAGCCCAAGGGGAATCAATGAAGCGTGCAGTATAACTTTTGCTATGTCGTCTAGTGACGATATATACAGAACAAACATCCTTTCATCTGGGAGCAATAACATAGCCTTATCTATGTGGATTAAAAACACCACAAATAGCTTGAAAAAAATTAAAATCAATAACGCACAATCGCCTTCATCGGGGGATTGGAGGGTTGATTTATCTATGA